CAGAGACAACACAAGAGCGATTAGATGCTTTGTATAATGCGGTCATCCCGCTACTCACAAACTTAAAAGCAAACCCAGAGAAAGAATATATTCTCTGGCCTGATCGCACAGCAAAAATTGAATTATTTGAGTCGAAATTACTTGACATTTACCAAGGTAAGTGATATAGTAGTAACAATGACTTTATAGAGGAGTATATAATGTCGCTAATTGAAAAACTAATGAAAAACTCCACCAGTAAGATGACGGCACCTATCATGGACTCAAAGGTCTATGGTAAGAAAGAAATGGCAACTACACCTGTACCTATGGTTAACGTTGCTCTATCTGGTCGTGTTGATGGTGGCTTGACGCCTGGCTTGCTTATGCTTGCTGGTCCGTCTAAACACTTTAAATCTGCATTCGCATTGATGATGGCTGCGGCTTATCAAAAGAAACATGCTGATGCAGTAATTCTATTCTATGATAGTGAGTTTGGTACACCTCAATCATACTTCGAATCTTTTGGTATTGATATGGAACGTGTTGTTCATACGCCAATTGTTAACGTAGAAGAACTCAAGTTTGATATCATGAAGCAACTAGATGGTATCGATAAGAAAGATAAAGTTGTAATTCTTATTGACTCTATTGGTAACTTGGCTTCGAAGAAAGAAGTTGACGATGCAATGGACGGCAAGTCTGTTGCAGATATGTCACGTGCAAAGCAAATGAAGTCTTTGTTCAGAATGATTACACCACACTTGAATCTAAAAGATATTCCACTTGTAGCAGTCAATCACACTTACAAAGAGATTGGTCTGTTCCCAAAAGATGTTGTATCAGGTGGTACTGGTGCATACTATTCTGCAGATGCTATCTGGATCATTGGTCGTCAACAAGAGAAGGTTGGCCAAGAGATTGAAGGATATCACTTTGTAATTAACATTGAAAAGTCTCGCCATGTACGTGAGAAGTCTAAGATACCAATCACGGTTACATTCAATGGTGGTATCTCTAAGTGGTCTGGTTTACTAGATGTTGCAGAAAAGCTTGGTTACATTACCAAACCTAAAGTTGGTTGGTATGAAGCTGTAGACCCAGAAACTGGAGTAGTGCTAAGTGATAAGCTAATGCGAGCCAAAGAAGTCAATAGTAACGGAGACTTCTGGAAAATGATGTTCACCGAAACAGGTCTTGCAGAAGCAATCAAAACCCGCTATACTGTAGGTGGTAAGCCTCTTATGTCTGAAGATGCACAAGTAGAAGAAACTAACGAGGAAGTAGTAGAAAATGATTGAAAACGTTATCCTTGCTAATCTAACATACAACGAAGAATATGCAAGAAAGGTAATACCGTTTTTAAAAGAAGAATATTTTGATGCTCAGTCATACAAGATAGTCTACAAAGAAATTGTATCATATGTTGATACATACAATGGGCTTCCTACAAAGGAAGCTCTACGTATCTCTATTGATGAGAAAGAGAATCTAAACGAAGAACAATACAAAGATGTTAACCTCGTTATAGACAATCTTAAACAAGAAGATGCACCAGATAGTGATTGGTTAGTTGATAAGACAGAGAAGTTCTGTCAAGACAAAGCGATCTACAATGCTGTACGTGAAAGTATTCTAGTGCTAGATGGTAATCACAAAGAGCTAGACAAGGGTTCAATACCAGAACTTTTGTCAACGGCTCTTGGTGTATCGTTTGATAGTAGTATTGGTCATGACTTTCTCGACAACTTTGATGAACGTTATACATTCTATCATACGAAAGAAGACAAGATACCCTTTGACCTTGATTGCTTCAATAAAATCACAAAGGGTGGGTTATCTCGTAAGTCTTTAAGTGTTGCTCTTGCGGGTACTGGTGTAGGTAAAACATTGTACATGACTCATTGTGCATCCGCTAATATGATGCAGGGTTTGAATGTTTTATATATAACTATGGAGATGGCAGAAGAACGTATTGCAGAACGCATTGACGCTAACCTTCTTGATCTAACTATCGATGAACTTAAAGAGATCCCAAAAGATGTCTATGTTAAGCGTATTGGTCGTGTAAAGAACAAGACAACAGGTAAACTCATTGTTAAAGAATATCCAACTGCAAGTGCTGGTTCTGCTCATTTTCGTCACTTACTAAATGAACTACGTCTAAAGAAAAACTTCATACCAGACGTTGTGTATATCGACTATTTGAATATCTGTACTTCTTCACGTATGAAGTATGGCGCAAATGTAAACTCGTACACTTTGATTAAAGCAATAGCAGAAGAACTTCGTGGTCTGGCAGTAGAGTTTAATATCCCTATCATGACAGCTACACAAACAACAAGAACTGGCTACAGTAGTTCAGACTTAGGTCTTGAAGATACGTCAGAATCTTTTGGTTTGCCTGCAACTGCAGACTTTATGTTTGGTTTAATTTCTACAGAAGAGTTAGAAAGTCTTGGGCAACTTATGGTCAAACAACTTAAAAATCGATGGGGTGATACTAACTATCTCAAAAGATTTGTTGTAGGCATTGACCGATCTAAGATGCGTTTATTCGATGCAGAAGAGAATGCACAAGACTTAATGGATGACACCCCAACTATGGATAAAGGCGCTGTAGGTGATAGATTGGGTGCAGAACGTGCGGACGGCGAAGTTCTTAGTTTTAAGAAGGGTAAAAGGCCTCTGGCGTTCGAAGGATTTAGTTAATGTCATACAGAGTAGAAAGAGATTCTACAGAAAACAAATTTAAGGTAATAGAAAAAGATACGGAAGTAATACTGTATAAAAGTTACAGTAAAGCAGATGCAAGATCGATATGTAGGTCTTTAAATCTAGGCAGTGCTTTTAATGGACTAACACCAAAGTTTTTTTCAGTAGTAGAAGATAAACAACAGTAAACAAAAAAGGCGCCCCAATGGAAGCGCCTTTTTACTTTACTTGATACGTGGCAGATCCGAACCCCACGGACATACTTGATGTGACACCTGCTATTCCTTTTGTGATTTTTCTCACACTTGCCTCTTACGTTGTTTCACGTACATACACGCACCCGATGTTATTTATACAAATTAAGTCCTAACTTTTCCTTGACAAGACCAAAAAAATACTATATAGTTAACTATGAAACAACAATAAGGGTCTCTCATGGACGAGGATAATCTAGATAAGTATTGTATGGATATCGTTGATGACAATATTAATATGGCTGTACCATGGTATTTGATGGCATCATTTTCCTATTACAAGCAGGACAATCCTGTAATAACGGATGGTGTTTTTGATAAACTAGGTCGTAAGATGTTAGCAGAGTGGGATAAGATAGAACATCATCATAAGGAGCTTATCACAGAAGACGATTTAAAAGCAGGTACATTTTTGGGTGAATATCCCAATAGAGTTGAAAACGCAGTTAATCATGTAAGGGAGTCGTGTCTTGGAAAACAAAAGCGTAAGTGAATTAATTAAGGATGCTTTGCAAGAAGCTATGCTTTTAGAAAGTGGTATTGAAACATTTGATGAATGTCGTATGTTGTTTATTGCTCAAAAATTGAGTGGTGCGCCATACTCCTTTGTAGAGCAAGTATATAAAAATAATTAAAAAAAAGGGTCTTCGGGCCCTTTTTTCTATTGACATTACCCGAATCATGCATTATATTATAAGAGTAACAAGAGAGAAAGTGATTCATATGTTTAACATTCCTAGTTTTTATAAAGAAGAAGTTTCGTTTCAAGATGCATGGAACACAATCAAGTCATATGGTCTTGGTGATGCACTAGCCGGTATGAACGGTATGAACGATGCTTGGGATAATTATATTGCAAGTCAGAACGCTTTGTTTAACAACGAAGTTCAAGTTGTCGCTTTCGAAGACGATGATGACTTCTTCGAGTATTATGGTGCTGAGTGTAATGCTTACAACAAAGTATTCGAATCAATGAAACCTATGTTCGCTTAAGGAGAACTTTTAATGAATATGTTTGAAATCGGTATGGGTGTAATTCGTCAGTATGTGGGTTATGTTGCAAAAGGCGAAATCACTTCTATTCACGATGATAGCGATGGTGAAACTCTTATCACTGTCATGTATGATGATGGTGCAGTAAAAACTTACACTGAGAACTGCATTAAGCAAAACTTAGGTCGTCGTATGATTGTTACCGAAGAAGTTATTTGGTAATAGCCCTTGACATTGCCCGAATCATGCATTATATTATAAGAGTAACGACAGAGAAAGAATCATTATGAAATATACAGTGTATCAAATCAGCTATACAGATACAGACATTGATGCTATCAATGCAGGTGTGTCTAATGCAAAGTATGA